CGACCTCTGAGATAAACACCAACTTCCGGTCCTTCAACACAGGCATAGCGAAGACGATATCCTTCTCTTGATGGGTGTTTGATGTCAAATGGTTTTGGTCTGGCATCTGCCGATGAAAATCTGGATGCTAATCTTCCCTTGTTGTCACAATCAACTTTTCCGGTGACATAAACATCACCATCAACATACAAACTATCAACTGTCGATCCACCACTAAGTCTTAACGCATTTGGTGTCTGACTATTCCCATCAATTAAAGTATTTCCAACTTGATTTAAGGCATATGGTGTTCCATCATCACCATTGAGAAACATGTTCCCATTGACCCATACGGAACGGTCTGCGTTATCACAATCCTCATCATCATTGTCAGTTCTATTGACAATCAAAGTGGCACGATTTTTTGCCTCTGCTCCTGGGTCACCAAAAACAACAGGACCCTCTGCGTGCATTGATCCATTGATTTTTTTATCACCTTCTTTAATTGGCGGACAAATACCAGCAGAACCAACTCTGATTTGACCACCTGCTCTGATATCATCTTGTTCAAAACTCATTTTCTCATCTCCTAGATTTGATTATTTTCTTTTTGAGTTCTTTGATTATTATTCTTGGAGTCCTTCACAGAACATGCGTCAGTCACTCCACGAATGATTGATCCGTAAATTCTCATACAAGTGTTAGCACTAATTTCAGTTTGTCCTGTGCTCACCATTTTGGTGTGCTTGGAGTCAACCAAAAACTTTTTGTCTGCCTCAACAATAACATTCTGACTAGAGGTTAATTTAATATTTCCTCTATCGGCGGTATCACCTGTGGTGATCAACTCAATGTCGGTCGCCTCCATTCTAATTTTGCCGTTGTCGGCTTTGATAATTATATTACCATTCTTTGCATTAATAAACAAGGAGTCCTCTGCCTCCTCCATTGCACTTCCACACTCAATATTAAATCTCCTAGGAGCACATGATGTGGTACATCCTTTTCTTGTTCCATCTTTATCCATAAAGAAGGAGTGCTCAGCATCAAGAGTCTGCAGCATGACTGCCGCAGTCACATCTGCCTTCTTATGAATTTGACTGAGTGTAAGAGAGGCGTCTGGGTTGGATAATTTTATGGCATGATAATTTTCCTTTGCTGAATCAGTCCTTGGTCCAGACTCTTCACCTCCGGTTCTATTCAGTTTGTTATTGGATGGAGTTGCCATTCTTTATTTTCTTACCTGACTATTTAAACGATTTCGTCTGGAGTATTGGGGATATTAAGTCTAGGATCATTAGCAGTAATATCTGTACCCTGTCTCTGGATCGCAGATGGAGGTGTGGTGACCTGAGTATCGATGCTTTCCTGTAGGGTGTCATAGATACGAACAGGTTCTCCAACTGTAGCAAAGAAACCAGCAAATTTCAACCCGTCTTCATAATATACAGCACCAAAGTAAGAGCGACCATTGACGAATCCAGTTCTCTTAATTCCTGGTAGGTCAGTGACCTGGATCAACTGGTCATCAGGAACACCAATCGGGTCAATGATAACCTCAAACTGAGGACGGAATGTAGGAGGAATACCAGTTTCTGTGATAATTCTAATTTCAGGTGGTTGAACAAAGAAACCTGGTCTATCCACATTTATTTTGGTTGGTCTGCCAAAAGTGTCGCAATCATATGACAACTCAGCACCATTGCTTGGTTCAATTACGATTGGGTCCAAACCACAACGCATATTGATGCCTGGTTGTACAATGTCAACTCTCGTCAACTGCAGAGCAACCGGAACAACTGTTGGTGCGTCTGGATCTGGTTGTGTATCTGGTGGTGGAGGTCCAAGAGGAGGTGTTTCAAATCCGTTTCCAGGATCATCCACAATCACCTCTGTAATGACACCTTTACCACCAACTTCCTTTGGACATGGTGGTGGAATCAGTTCAGCAGAGATGCCCATTGGGTTATCATCCCAGGACTTAGATTTTCCTGTTCCTCGTGTGCCATTATAATCAATTCTCGCAGCAACAACTGTTGGATTTGTTGAGAAAGGTCCTGGATTTACACCTTGATTGAACAGTTCAATTTCAAGTGTTTTCTTTCCAGCAGTTACATCAACATCGAATGATTTTAATCCTTGTTTAAATCTAGATTCAGCAACCTCTCGCCCATCAATTCTAAGTTTAGCAATGTCGTCTGCTTGAACTTGAATGGTATATCTCCCTTGTTGAGGGAAATTGACACCCTTCCACACCATGTTCCATGTGGTTCCCTGGAATTCAGCAAGATATTGTTCGTCGCTAGTATATGCAGGGGTTATAGATGGTCCGAGAGATCCTTTTCGATATGAAGCAAGAGATGGACCTTCATAAGTAACACCATCTTTTGCTGTGCCCGTGGTTAATGCTGTTCCACCTTTTACGACGGTTTCAGATACTGCTCTACCCAGATTTACTGTGTCAGTATCTTGTCCGGGTTTATCCTTTTTGATGTCTCTATTTGATCCTAGCAACCTACTTTCTTTACCATCAGCAGATGTAATTCTAATTTTTTCTACAGCAAGACCATCACTTTTAGGATCGTCATCCCATGTAAATTTTATTTTAATTATCCCATTACCAATAAGTTTCTTACCATCCCTAGAAAAAACAAAATCACCCTCTAGAATTTCAAGACGAGCGTTCTGATCATCTCCATCTCTATCATAAAACTTTATTGATGAACCATCTTTACTAACATCTAGTTTTTTATTTACTGGACTTAATCCAATGTAAATAATCTTATGCTCACCCTTCCCACGAACTTCTGTGACACTTTGACTGACTGCCCAGTCAGCAGTGTGAAAAATTTTCTGCTTATACGCCTGTCTCTCCTCTGTATCCTCATTACGAACTTCTACAGTAATTTTGTGCTTTCCTTGTGATATAAAAACTTTTTTGGGTGTACTGGGATCATCTTTAAAATGCCGGACGCCACGACTACCACCACGTATGCCGCCACTACCATATCCAAGACCGCCTCTCATGACTTCTTGACCATCAATAAGGATGCGTCCACCATTATCAGCCGTTGCTTTTAATCCAAAGAATCCACTATAAGGAACGTCAAGATCCCAAGTTGTCTGATAGACGACACCACCACCATCGGTGCTTCTCTTCGCAAGAGGAGGTAATGGTGAGATAGCATAGCGGTTCATGAATTTGCCCCATCTTTTGGGCACTATTACTGGATACCAGTAGTTAGATGCTCCTGGGAATCTAGATGTCCAGAATGGATTGTTTGGACATCTTCCAGGTGCTTTAGGAATTGGAAGTTCTGGACTTGGAACTGGAGGAGCAACAATAGTAACTGCAGCGCCCATTGGATTTTGCTGCCAAGACAGTTTTACTTTTTTTGTTTTCTTAACAAAGAAAGTTTTGACTTTAACGGCAAGAACCATAGGGTTGCCACCAGCAAGAGACTTTCCAGATCTCTGATACAAATCTGCTACAAGTCTATACTTTCCTGCTTTGAAGTTCTGAATGGTTGTGGATACTCCAGTTCCCTTTCCACCCCTTTCGGTTGGACCAGTAAATCCTTTCTTTTCAATAATGGTTTCATTTCCAGTCCGATCAATAAATCTTAGAGTGACGTTATCATCTACAGCAACCTCAATTCCATAGTTTCCGTCAACCGGAAAATTCAAATCATTCCAACGAATCGTGTGTGACCCCGCAAAGTCATCACTTCTAGCCTCATTAGATTGTATATCAAACGGAGATATGCCGTAGTAATTTACAAAATCACCTTCAGGTGCTGCTGTGTAATTAGTCTTCCACAGTGGTCTATCTGCCTTATCAATAAAATCGCGAGTGGTGAAGACAGTTCTCTCTCGAACTCCCTTATCACTATTTGATGCTAATCTTGTTGATCTGTCAGGTCTAGGTAGAGTGAAGGTATCAGTATCTTGTCCTTTTTCATCTTTACTACCTCTATTCGATCCGAGTAATTTGCCTCCTCTAATCCTCACTTGTCTTACGGCAATACCCGCATCATTAGGATCATCATCCCACTCAAATCTTATTTTGACTGTTCCGCCACCAATAAGTTTCTTACCATCCCGAGAAAAAACTACATCTCCCTCAAGAATTTTAAGTCTTGAGTTAGTGTCACTGCCATCACCATCCACAAATTTAATTTCTCTACGATTATTACTTACCTTAAGTTTTTTATTTTTAGGATGAAGATCGATATAAACAATCTCATGTTCATTATCAGCAGCATCTATTTCAAGTGGTGGTTGGGTTACAACTGTTTCTTTAATGTCTTGTGGGATATTAAATAAATCAACTCTGATTTTATGTACTCCTGCACCAACAACTTTTTTTAGTTTATCAGGACCACCTTTAAATCTATTCACACTCATAACCTTTCGGTTATCGAGATACACATCACATGTATTATCACCCATTGCTCTAAAGGTATACTCACCACTGTATGGAAAACTTTCTTCCCACTCAAATGTGTATAGTTGTCCCGAAAAATCACTACCAGGGACATTTGATGGTGGCACTGGTGAAATCGCATAGCGATTCATAAACGTATCTTCAATAACCTCTTTTGTTTCTGGTTTGAAGGCACTATTGTCTCCAAAAATATACTCCAATTCATATGTGTCATGACCTTTTATCTCATCTCTATT